AACACACTGTATGGTTCAAGCATCATCTTCTTGACATCTTTCTTTCCGTCATTCAATGCCTTGCTGAACTTATTAAGTGCTGCCCTGTCAGCCTTTGCTTCCTTTATGTTTTCATCCGTGTACACCAATGACTTGTACACGTTTGCCTTTTCAGTAACTTCTTTTTTTAATTCCTCAAAGTTCCAATCAATGTGCTTTAGTGCATTATCCATTGTTGGATTGTAAATTTTTAATTCCATCTTTTTGGTATTCCTCCTGTTTTAAATTTCCGGCAGAATGAGAGCCGGCTTTTTTCTTTTTTTCACAAGCTCCATGAACTCCCTTTCTGACCTTTTTATTATCTCAATGTCTTCCTCAACATCTGCCCTTTCAATGTGATAATCCTTTGTGATTAGTCTTATGCTCTTATTCCACACACTCTTTATCTGTGCCCTGAGTTCGACAAACTCATATTCCGTCACCATCAGGTAATGAAGCACCTGTATGTAATAATTGTCCGGGATGTGTTCACCATCCCATTTTTCCTTGTGCATTGAACCAAAAAGCTCACTGGTCTTGCATTCAAATATGCCCTTCCTCCCGGTTTCAAGTTCTGTCAGTTCTCCATCAAGTGATGCGTGAGCAAACGGATACTTGTCATTGAGAAGCATGTTATCACCAAAGTATTCAACCTTGTATTCCGGGTGGTCCAATGCAAATATTGCTCTTATGTGTTCCTCTGCCCTGCTTCCATATATTACATACGGTTCATTTGATATGTCTCTTGGCTTGGTTATTCCAACCATTTCATTCCAAAACTCAACATTGTTCTTGTAGGGATTAAGTCCCAACACTGCTGCTGCATCAGAACCACCTATCTTTCCCTTTCTTGCAAGAAGCCATTCAGGTTTACTTGCAAATTTCTTTCTTGTAACCATTTCTAATCAACCTGTTCATTAAGAATTTCATCCGTACAGTGCATCAATAATGTAACCAGTATCACCATTCCCAGAGCCACAAGTAACTGCCCTGCTTTGCTGTCTACCTCAATCCAGCCATTGACTAACATCACTGCTCCTGTTATTACTCCTATTACCACGTTCTTGAATCCGTTAAGTACTCTGTACTTTTCAGCGATAATGTGGTAATCTTTAAGTGGTTTGTTTTTGTATGAGCTTGAACGTATTGCAGTACATTCAGGCTCTTTTCTTTTAACTTCTTTCACTTCAAGTCTTTTATTTGTTTCCATAAGCTCTCCTAACTGAACATTAAATGTATGAATTTATTCAACATTTCATTTTCTTCTCTTGACAGTTTATTTTTGTTTTCTCTTACACGCTTTTCAGCTTCTTCATCCGACATCACAGAACATTCCAGCAACATCTCAAACATTTCCTTTCCTATGTTTTCACCATGCTTTTTTATAAAATGCCTCTTTACAGCCTCCACAAATATCATTGCCTCACATTCAATTAATTCATCAGGACCTGCCATTGTTGCCTTGTTTTTGTCTACAATAATCATCCTTATCCTCCAATCTTTCTTACCATTTCGGTAGTCTTTTCATCCGTCCAACTATTTGGCTTAGTCAGATGCGGACACATAGTGTTATTAATGTTCATCTGTCTGCCCAAGGGACAGCTCTTACAACTTCCTGAATACTTAATGCAGGTCTGCCTTAAGTTTCTTAAGCTGTTAATTGCTCCCACCAATTCAATCACCCCTTTCTATGAATAAAATCTCTCATTAAAATATTTTGTTGGAACTTTTCCTGACATTGTAATGTAGCCTTTTTCTTTTAATTCTGCATTCATCTGTTTAATTAACTTGTATGCAAAAGAAAGACTACACTCCATTGTTTGAGCAATATCCTTTGCTCCCATAAATTGCTTTTCAGGCATATTACTCACCTCCTATAATTTCCATAAAGCCTGAATAATTAACGCATTAACTGTCAAACCTCTTTTCTTCGCCAATTCCTTAAGCTTTACGTGTAGCTCTGTTGGTATCCTAATGGTTGTCTGTATCATTCCTTTGCTCCTTTCGTTTTGATACCATAATGATACGACCTTTTTCGAGGTTTCCCTTGTGCTGTAGGCACGAGGTTTGTCAACCTTTTTCGGCTAACATATTGTGTAGTTCATTTAACATCAAATTAGTCTCCTCCATTATTTCAATATCGGTCATTTCGGCTACTTTTATTATTTTGGCATACCAAAATGCAGCCTCCTCTTCACCTAGCTTATTTGCTAAAAATTCTTTTAAAGCCCGCAATAGTGAAGAAGTTTCAGCCAGTATGTCGATAACTGTTCCTGAAATTTCTATTCCTTCGTTTATGTTTGACTTAATCATCTTCTCCTCCTAAAACTGAAAATCTCTTGTATAAAATGTGTGATACCAAATTCTTAATGTTCGCTCGTCCTTGTACCACCTGATGAAAGGTTGGTAGTCTGCGTGTCCTCTTTTTTTCCTCTTAATGCTCCAGCCGTTGCTGTGCTTTTTGAATCTTAGTAACATTGTGGTTCCTCCAATTCTTATCCACCTTCCAATGTTTTAAACAATCTGTGCAATAATATCTCTAATCATTGATGTTCCTGAATCCATTGCTACATTGGCGTGTTTTTCAGCTCCATTTAGAAATGTTGCTGTTACAACTTCTTTTTCTGCGTCATAATCCAATGTCCATAAGTCTTTTAAATTTCTTGTTTCCTGTAATACTGGTACTAATAAATCGCATATTTTCTGTTTATCTTCCATTGGTTTCTCCTCTTTTTATTACTCTAAGTTATATCTTTGGGTAAAAAAATATTATCCTTGGGAATTTTATATATTTCTGAAAGCATATTAAACTCTGCTGGCTTTAATTCTTTTCTGCCTTTCTCCCAATTAATAATAGTTTGCTTAGTTACTTTGAACTTTTCTGCAACATCTTCCTGTGTAAACCCTGCATTAACTCTAGCTGCTGCTAAAGTAATCTGTATTTTAGACACCTTTTATCTCTCCTCTCTTTACTTTTAATTAACTTCCTGCTATAATCTTTTTATCACTTGGGCGACTTAGCAGGAATGTTAAGAAGTGTCGCCCTTGTGTGTGCTTGTTATTTATCGCCCTACTTAGTTATTTAAGTAGGGCTTTTACTTTTTCTTTTGCTTTCTCCAAATCTTCGCTCTCTTCCAAGATTGCTAAGATTTTTCTTGTTTGATTTTCTTCTGTAGTTTGTTTTAATAATTCTGCTAAATTCATTTCTTCGTATTCCATTTCTTTTCTCCTTTCCTACTATCTCCTTGCTACTCTCATATAGTATCATAACTTTAAGTTATAGTCAATACTAAAAGTTATGTTTTTTTATTTTTTGTATTGCTTTTTATAACTTTTTGTTTTAAAATACATACTATAAATAAGAAAGGAGAAACTCCTATGTCTGAAAAAGAATTAAATAGCATTATATGCAAGAAGATTAATTATTATATGGATATTAATGGTACTACTCAGATGGAACTGGCAAATTATATGGGTGTTTCCCAAGCTACTATATCAAACTGGCAAAAAGGAATTAAAACACCTCGTATGTCAAAAATAGATAAAATTTGTGAATTTTTTCATATACAAAGAAGTGATTTAATGGAAGATAAGGAAGTTTCAACTGAAGATAAATCCTCTTTCCCAGAAGTCAACACTCTTGCAGCACACTTTGAGGGTGAGGAATTTTCAGAAGCAGAAATGGAAGAAATTAAAAACTTTGTTGAATTTGTAAAGAATAAAAGAAAGTAGTCCTTTTTATGGGACACCTAAAAAATTATACTCTAGTGGGGAGGTGATTTCTTGAATAAATTAGAACAATTAGAATCAGAAGCCTGCGAGGATGGTATAGAGATTATTGATTACACTTTTGAAAACCCCA